GTTTGGTTATTATTTGGAGCCATGCCTTGTCAAGGCGTGGTACATGCCAATGGCATGACCGACTCCTAGCCACTACGTATCCACCCTTCCTTCGATCTTGCCACCATGGGGATCGCTCTCGCTGCGTATTACATGACTTTTTGAGCCATGTGCAGAAGTGCAATCCATCAACACTCTTTCTTGTCCGTCGGTAATTAAACCGATGGTAAGTAAAAGTATGAGTACCATGTTCATTGACTGCAATCGGACTCAAAGTGAGTCCGTAGCAGACAACAAGCCGTTCCATGTCGTGAGACATTTTCAGGCCGGCATCGTCGGGGAAGTAAGGGGGGACGAACTTAACTCGTTCGTTTCCCTCTTGTAACAATCGAAAAATCAGCTTAAAGAATTCCTTATCGTATAGATAAGTAAGTGGCCCGAAGTACGTCGTGTACTTCTTAAAGACCAGATTACAAATCGTATACAACCAAGGGTTCTTAGCTGACCATCGATCGCTGGTGGGGGCCTTTATGTAAAAAGGCCTCACATCGCAACCACGGAGGTAATCACCCCCGCAGCTCTCTCGGAACCCTTTATCATCAAAAAAGGATTTCTCCTTATTGACGATAAAGCCAACACTTTCCATCATACTAATGTATGGTAGGGCGTGTTGAGTCGGCAAAATACAATCGTCTCCGAAGACGGACACTCTCATTAAATCTTTCCATTCCGGAAAGAGTGAGCGTGAACCTTCTTCTTCGAGAACGACTGCATGGCCGAGGGACCAAAAGACGAGAGTCTCAAGCGGAAACGTTACCGCATTACCCATTGTTGAGAACATGTTAAGAAGTATTGACTCGTCACCTATGGTGATTTGTTTGCTTCTAACAAGGTCGCAACACTCAAACCATTTAGGAGGTAATAACCACCTTAATAGATCTGTACTAACACAATCGGAAGCGGAACTCCAATCGATCGTAGCCTCAGAAGAGGTGATCGATGCGATAAGAGCTCTTTCCTTATGTGTCTCGGGGAGAATCTCGAGGTCCAAACCACAAGCTTTAAGTCGATTATACATCATGGCCATCAAACCTTGCTGGAAATACATATTACCAGTAGGCTCGACGGCGATCATGCGATCGACCGACTTGTTTTTTGGAACGGTAGTAGCCCGCGAGCCCTCTACGATAGAATACCTTTCCGCTGTTGCGGAGCTATTGTTAAAATCTAACAACGCAGAGTATAACGAGCTGTCATACTCCAGGTAATTTTCAAGTAGAGAGGCAACGCTTCTAGTACAACTAACGGGGAAGAGGGATTTGGCCTCAAGTGAAGTATCTGAAAAAGATACTCCAATAGAGGTTCCGGTACCATGTTTGGTCTCGGAGAACCATTCCTCGTCCTGAAACGGCGTTAAGACAAAATGAACAAGAGCGCGTGCTCGCACGAGGATATTATGCCTCTTAGAGTAGCGTTCCTGCGGTTGCGTGTGCTGGTCGACAGGGAGATCTAACTTCTCTGTCGTGTATCCAGCCATATGCTCATTAACCTTCCGAAATTTATCGAAGGCCAATGCCGCTAGCTCAGGTTGTCGTCGAAATGACGAATATTTCTTGTCAATTTCACACCGTTGCCGGTAGCTGTACATCACGGAAGCGTCATGACTCAAGGACCCATGCAACTGCGAAGGTCCAGACATGTCGCGAATAATGGCTTGGCATATCTGTGTTTTGATATCGTCAGGCCTAAAGATCTTAGCTTTCTTCTTCATTGGAAACTCCTATTTTGAGGAAGACTTTCGGATACTGGTTATTGGAAGAGAGGACAAACGCCCCCTCGCCCAATGCAAAAGGCTATTTCTCTTTCTTCTTACTGCTGAGAAGCTTTTGAAGCAACTCGACAATAAGAGAGAGCCACCCCATCTTGTTCAAAGACATTTCGAACAGATTAGGCGACAGAAAGGCTTTTCACAAACTCAGCAAAATCTGCATCAGTGCAGATCTGTGCGGCGATAATACGCAGTTCCTCGATCTCCGCCTGGGACGTTTCCACGTCATAGGCGAATTCGATACGAACAGTGTTTACCGTAACACTGCCATTCGTGAGCTCGAGAGGGCTCTTGAATAAAGCAGTGGCGCGCGCCTGAGTATAACCATTTGGAGCCCCGGCCGAAACTTTGGGTTTCTTGACTGAACATAATATCTCTCGACGCGTACGCAGATCTGTATCTGCAGAAGCAAAGAGAGGGTTTTGTCCAGCTGAGATTCCTTCAGATTCGAAGGCCAGAGCCGATCCGCCTGTGGGTGCAATAGTAGCACCCGACAGGATACTAGCGGTACTTAATGGAGGCATTACGCTTCTCCTGGGTTATTATGACCTAGGTACCTTCAATAGCGAAATTGCTATTGACAAAAGGTCAAGGGTTTTAGTTGCATCTTCGATAAGTCCACCCCAAATAAAGGGAGGAACAGTATCGGAGACAGTTGGTATCCATGGAATTCGCAGGTATTGGTATTTCTCTTCGAAAAACCAGTCCGGCTTGTCCCATGTATAGGTCCAGCCAGGTCGTATGATCTCAGTAAGCGTGCACTTAACGGTGCTCACTTCCTTAGTTCGTAGCGACGCAGCCAAAACCTGTACTCGCGGATCCGAAAGATTGATTACACCCCTGATAATATCAGAGATGTTAATCAGACGATCTACCATAAAGCTAAGAGGCACAATCTGCCACATAACATGAGGTATATCTTTCGGTCGTAGACCGAGTTTGAAGAGCCAATCATTTACAGGGTTACTCACCGTGTATAGGATTGAAGCATGCGACGAGTACGTGATCTCACCTTGCACGTAGAACTTGTGCTGGGTGGTACCAAATACTCGCTCCCTCTTTGTGGTAATGGTAGGCGTTGTTTCGCTACCAAAACCATGGGAGGATCGTCGTGGAGGTCGTTCAATTGTTTCGTACTTTTCAAAAAGTTCGATCCCTGATTGGATAGATCTAACCAAGGGTGAGACAGCAAATCGATAGGTATTCCAAAGGGCAGCGAGCTTTTTTGCTCGCAATATACTGTCCTTTATCGTATCTATCTTTCTCCGTTTCTCACTAAACAACTTGGCAACATCCACGATAGCTTTTACTGGACTTTTGAGAAACCGTATGGTTTCCCTAATTTCCAGCAGGTCTTCAAAAAACTCGTAAGGAGTTGCATCAACGTTAGCTAAGGCTTTCGACTTAGCTTGCTGGTCCAGCGATTGCTTAATTAAGCAGGGAGAAGGATTGGCCAGGTCGGGCTCACCAATATTGGCGAACCGTCTTGTACAATTTCCTGACTCCCATGCATAAACATTCCCTGGATTTGCGTCTTGAAAATAGGTCATTGACCCATCTTCTTCGCCGCAAAGCATGTGCTCCTTAAAAATGCCACACGTGTTATTTATTATCTCACCATTCTGCATACGTGTAAAGAAGTTGTCAGTGACAAAGTCATTGCATTCTTCATACGACGTATACGGGATATAGGTCCCAGCGTATGTGGGCGTTCCATTCAGACTTATGCTCCAAGGAGCTGCTGGTTGGGAAGACGCTCTACTCCGAGACCTAGGTGTAACAATAGACATAAAAACCTCCGAAAGGAAGTGGCTTCGCATCGCTCGGATCAATCAAGATCGAGACGACTTTTCCGCCAACAAGTGTGAGTACAGATTCCGAAGCCCCGCAAGGGGCTT